AGCTTTGGGGAACTTCTTCATTTGCCCTGCTGATCTAGCACAGTAAGACTTACGCCTTGTCGCACGTTTACCAGTAGGTTTCTTTTCAGTTACAGCAGTCTGTAGTTTAGAACCGGGGTTCTGCCTACGATACTTGGCAACACCCTTCTTTGTCATGCCAGCACCAGACTTGGTAGGACGCTTCATGCCCTTACCAATGGTCATGCCCTTCATGTTACTCTTTTTACGCTTTACTGCCATATGTGTATCTATACTTTTCTTTCATGTAAACTATAAGAGAACTATAATATTCATCCCAAGTTCTATATTCTTCTTTAAGAGGTTTGTCAATAGTATTATTTATTAAATCATAATCATCTATACCTGCATCAATCGACTCTTGGTATAGTTTTAATAATTTTTTATTGTTCACTACTGTCCTTCTACTTTAAAAGATTTACCCTGCTGATAGTCTTCTTCAACTACAACATCCTGTGGCTTACCTTTTACTGATGGTCCCTTACGTGCAGCACCAAATCCCTGACCCGTAGGTTTACCTACAATGTCATCCAATGGAATACTACGATCAATTAGTGTATGTGGTCCCGACATTATTTCTTTCCCCTTACTTTTTTGTAGATTACAATTGCAAGAAGAACAATACCTACAGCAACAAAACAAGCTATTCCAATATTATTATCAGGATTAGGTTCTGGCTTCTTGACAGGCTGTTCAACAACAGCTACTGTTTTTACTTCTGTTTTCTTTTCCATATTAATTCTCCATTGTTTGTCGCAATAATTCTACGAAAGATAAATTTCTAATTGGACCACCACCGGCTAAACCTTGTACGAATGATGGCTTCTCATATCCGGGTGGCACGAGTTGATTATTTCTACTTCCATAAGGTACATATCCAACATCTCCGGGCATTGGCATTGTTGTTGGTCTCGGTAAAGATACTGGTGGGTTTGGCATTGGTGTTGGTGGCAGCATAGGCCCAGCACTGGTGTTAATTGTTTGTTGTGGTGGCATTAGTGTTGACTTAAACCCTGTTTCCGGTTCATCATAATCAACCGGGCCTGGCATAATTGGTAACGGCATTGGTGGCGCTCCCTCGTCACCCGGACGAGTTTTCAAGAAGGGACTAGCACTGGGTAGAATATCCGGTGGTGACATCGGGGATAAGGCGTTACCCTCCTTATCAACATTCGTCATAACCCCACCGATATCCATCCCTAACCCGGAGTATCCGGGGCCATATTTTTCCTTATTAGCCGCTAGAGATACTTGCTGGTTTTTCCAGCGGTCATACCCGCCTTCTCCAACGCCTACGTAGCGCCCCATGTCCCCACTTTCTTTGCGATACTTACTCATGTCCTCGGCAGCACTTAAATAACCTTGCCAATCTTGATCTGAAGCACCAGCAGGTCTCTCCGGCTGGGGTTGTTGTGGCTGCTGACCCATTAGTGAGCTTAAACCTAAATCAAGTTGTGTTTTACCAAGACCGGGAGCACCATCAGTTTGTGTATAACTCGGTTGTTGGTTTAATGGCTTACCATACAGTGAAGATTGATATTGACCAAGCTGTTGTTCTGGAAACTGTTGTTGTGGCCCGTATCTTAGATAAGAGTCATCTAAAGCACTCAGGGGCTGGCTTATCAGAGGCGGTGGGAACCGGTCATTGCCCGGCTGCATTATTTTATCAGTAGGAGGCCTATAAGCCTGATCAAGACTATATTGAGAATCAAAAAGAGCCATTATTTTTTCCTTCTACCTTGTACTACTGTGTTTTTTGGTTTACGTTTAGACGGAGGTTTTGAAACCTGCTGCCTAATACTAGAACGATTAGTCATAACTGTTACCAGTTACTTGACCACCTGACATTCGATAAGTAATTGGGCCACCTTTTTTATAGCCCTTTACTTTACCACCGGCTTTTTTGCTTGTGGTTTTTCTTTTCTTATCACGAGAAGTTTCTTTAACTTCTTCAAGAGTAGGCTTCATACTACCACGTTCCATTTGTTTCCTATTTTTAAAGTTTTCTATAGGAATGTTATCAGAAACAGAATCATAACCACTATCAACAAGAGCAGCACCCCCTGCTCCAACTCCTACACCAGCTTTTAAACCTTCTAATCGTCTGTTTTTAGTATATTCAGCAACTGGTTCTCTTCCTATTACAGCACTTTTAGATGTTCTTCCACCAGCAGTAACACCCGGCGCACCCTTTGGTCCTGTATCACTACTAGAATATAAAGCTTTATCAACTTTTTTCTTAACATTTCTTTTGGCTTTAGCAGCAGCTTTAGCAGCAGCTTTAGTAGCAGCTTTAGTAGCAGAGTTAACAGCAGCTTTAATTCCTCCCCCAATAAGTTTTTTAACTATAGGAGGTTTTGTTAATGCTTTCATTAATTGTTCTCTAGTAGAACCTTCTAAACTAGTAGGATTTTGAATACCATGCCGTTCCATAACAGCAGTTTTTAATTCTCCCATAGTCATTGGTTTTGATTTTTTTTGAGTAATAATTGTAGGTGTAGATGTGTTAGCCATTATGGACTCCCCGGTGTAATTGTATCAGGACCACCAGCAGGTGAGGCAGCAATTGCCATGTCATCCTGACGTGTCCTTCTAGCTTGGTTTCTAAGTGCAACAATTGCTGCTTCATATTGAGCTTGCCATGCAGGAACTGTAGGCCAGTCTTTCATGTACATAGTAGCTTCCATCATGGCAGCAAAAAATAAAGCGTCATAACAGTAATTACTAAAATAATTTGCTGTAGTAACACTTGTGCCTGTAGCAGAAGCCAAGGCCAGTGGTTGTGAAGCTGTTTGGATTTCTCCTGTTAAAGCAGATACAGGAGTTGGTACTATAAATATAGAACTATTATTCTTACGTGAATAATACCTTGGCTCACCTGTTGAAGCACTTACAGGCCAGTAGTCATTGCAGTATTCAATTGTTCTCTGAAGTAAGTTAACTTTACTTCCAGCACTTGTTGTGAAATTTACATTACGAACTATTCGTACTCTATCTCCAAGAGATACAACTGCGTTACTGGCTGTAAATGAGAAAGCAGTATACTCATCTAAACCTGCATCATCAATATCTTTAGTCAGACGTAACTCTGCTCTGCTAATGAAATTAGGTATTTCAGCAGTAAACTCAGAGCCATCGTTCTCAGTAGTAGAGATTAAGGCTGCTTTTAAATCAGAGTATGTAGACATTGTTAGCCTACATATAATGTAATAGTTGGGGCCATAGCAGCAGCACCTGAAGTTGCAAGACTTACAATTCCAAATACGCCTACACCCATATCTCCTACATAAGTGTCTTGTGAATCAAGCGCAGCAACACGCCATCGAAGGGCTGTACCTACTGCTGTCTTATTCGTAATCTGTTTAGTACCCTTAATAATAATATCTCCAACAATTGTGGAGTATACATGCATTGCCATAACACGAGTATGTGAGGGTGTAGGGGTACTTCCTGTGCCTTCATCTCCAAGTGTTAGGCCGCTATCTACATAACGAAACCCTGTGATAATAGCACCATCTGTACTCACATTTTGTGCTACTTTAATATTTGTTGTCATAATAACTCCCTTATAAGTATGGGAGAGGTAGCTTGTACACTACCCCTCCCTACTGTCTTATCAGCCAGCGGAACCGAACCATCCACGCCAATCAGAAACACCGAAGCTATAACGCTCACGGGCTTTGAATCGCAGATTTCCGGTATCGAAGTCAGGCTCCATTTTAGTCTGAAGCGGAGAACGGACGAACATTTTCGTTCCATTCGGCACATCAGTCTTAACAAACCACGCATCAGTATCAGTGAAGCGACGGTTAATGTAGTAGCCTTCAGGGACCATTCCCATATTACGAATAGCATTGATAGCATTCGTATTGGGATTAGCCGAAGCTGCACTCGTTCCGGTATTGCCGGGGCTGCTGAGAATCTTATCAGCAACGGCCCAGTAATCAACGGGGATATGCAAGGAAACTACAGAGGCACCAATCAGAATACCACGATCATCTTTGATCTTCTGAGCAGTAGTCAATGCAGTCTCAAGGGTTGCTTCCGACAGATCAGCCGCACCAAGAAGGTTTGACTGGAGACCATCAGAAATGGTTGGATGGGATGCAGAGAAGAACGCAGCACCGTCACCAATGGTATCAGAGAAACCATTGTTGTAGATGTTTGCGGCCTTAACCTGCTTGGTATTCGCCATTGCCCGTGCAAGACCTTTCGCACGAAGTTTGGCAAACGTATCATACAGGTTATCTTCCATAGCTTCTTCGGTGACAGCAAAGGCAAGTGCTACAGTTTCAGCCGTATAACGGGCCGAGTAGCTTTCCTGTGCGTCATCATAAGAAACAGAAGCTCCTTCACCCTTAGTAGGTGCAGTACCGAAACCAGTGAAGAGTACTTCTTCTTCAAAGGCACGATCTGAGTTTTCAATTTCATAAAGAGGTTCATGCTCATTATTTACCTCTCCATACTCCATTCCAAAAACAGCGTTTAGACCGGGAAGGAGTTCTTTGCTAATACTAGCTCTATTAATAGCCATAATAATTCCTTCCTAT